AAGTATTGGGATATAATGATTTTCAACCACCTAAGAGAGAAGAAGATAGTTATACCTCAGAAGGTGCATAGTGAGAAGCCAGATCAGTTTGAGGGTGCATATGTGAAAGACCCCCAAGTGGGTATGCACAAGTGGGTTATGTCATTCGATTTGAACAGTTTGTACCCCCACCTCATAATGCAGTATAACATATCACCAGAAACACTAGTGCCAGGTTGTAAGAAGATGAATGGCCTGGTAGACAAGACTTTAGATGGTAAAGTTAAGAATGACACTGAGTATTGTATGACTCCTAATGGTGCGTTCTTTCGCAAGGATAAACGAGGGTTTCTGCCTGAGTTGATGGAGAACATGTACAATGACAGAGTTAAATATAAAAAACTTATGCTACAGGCTCAACAAGAATATGAGGATACGAAGGACAGGTCTCTTCTCAAGGATATCTCAAGATACAACAATATCCAAATGGCGAAGAAGATATCTCTTAATTCGGCGTATGGTGCTATTGGGAATAATTGGTTTCGCTATTTCGATCTTTTGGTCGCTACAGCAATTACAACGTCTGGTCAGTTATCCATTCGGTGGATCGAAAAAGCACTCAACATCTATCTTAACAAATTACTCAATACCAAACTGGAGGACTACGTTATTGCAAGCGATACGGATTCGGTATACATCACTTTTGAGAAGTTGGTTGATAACGTGTTTGATGAGGGAACGGGAACTGAAAAAATCGTCAATTTCTTGGATACAGTTGCAAAAAAGAAGTTGGAACCTTTTATCAATAACAGTTATGAAGCACTTGCTAAGGAAATGAACGCATATGACCAGAAGATGGTTATGGCACGTGAGATTATCGCCGACAAAGCAATCTGGACAGCAAAAAAACGGTATATCCTCAACGTCTACGATAGTGAGGGTGTGAGGTATAGTGAACCAAAGTTGAAGATTCTAGGAATTGAAGCTGTTAAATCGAGTACGCCTGCACCTTGTCGAGAGAAGATCAAACAGGCTCTTGATATCATCATGAATGGTGATGAGAAGATGCTAAATACATTTATACAGGAGTTTAGAGAAGAGTTTATGACATTACCACCAGAAGAGATTGCATATCCACGTTCAGTAAATGGCGTAGAGAAGTATACTGAGAAGGTCACCAATACTCTTGATCTTATGAGTGGTGAGGTAGTCGAGTATGGATTCTTCAAGAAGAGAGCCCCTATCCATGTGAAGGGTGCAATACTGTATAATCACTTGGTATCTAAGAATAAACTTTCTCATAAGTTCCCCTACATCCAAGAGGGCGATAAAATTCGGTTCATACATTTGAAAGAACCCAACGTGTATCAGTCTAGTTCATTTTCTTTTATAACTAAAATGCCAAAGGAACTTGACTTACACGACAAAATATGCTATAATACACAATTCGAAAAGTCGTTCATTGAACCGTTGAAATTCATTACTGAGAAGATCAACTGGTCAGTAGACAACTCATTCGGAAAACAAGGAACATTGGAAGGATTTTTTTAAATGAGTTTGATTATGAAAGATGATTATTTAATCGAATATATAAACACTGTATGTTGGGATGATATAAAAGACTTACCAGAGACAAACAGCCGTGTTTATCTTAATGAAGAATTGGAAAGTCAAGATAGAGAAATAGAAAATTCTTCATATGAGTACTTAACTATCTTTGATGTGGCCCGTGAAGATGGAAAAGACAGATACTTTTGTTCTTCTACAAATTCTAAATTTAAATCTTTTATGAGTGGAGATTACAAAGGCTCACCAGATAAACACAAAGATATATTTCAGGAATCTTTATCCAAATATGAACACAGAGTTATTTGTTTGAAAATTGGTGATGACGAATCAAAGATTCTCATTGAAGAAGAAGTTGTGTTAGATGGTGTTGATGCCAAAGATAATATTAAATTTTTCAACGCAAGTAATATCAGTGGCGGTCTATTAAAATCATTAGGTAATCAACAGGAACTTTTTGATTCAGTAATAGAAAGTATTGAAAAAACCAACAGAGGTGAAGAAAGTGATTTTGAAGTAGGTGAGGAAAATGTTCATGTTCTTTATAAAATGGAACGTGCTCAACCAAGATCAGGTGATCTTGATGATTCTCATGTGAATGATATTGAAAAAGATATTCTTGGTTCTTATGGAAAGGCATTGAAAAATATTAGAAAAACTATTCTAATGCAAAACTATTATGGGCCTGGAATACATAAAAGAGGCGGAAATACGCATACACTTGAAGCCTGTGTTAGGTCTAGTCTAGAGAACTATGTGGATAAGATAGGATATGTTTTCTGGCCGGAATCTTCGTGGAGAAAATGTAGCGCCCATACAATAAGAGATGTGCTGCTTTGGGATAATGCAAGAGAGGAAGAGATATCTCGTAAATATACAAATTTAGACGAGATAATTCAAAGCTGTTTTGACTTCATGAAAGATTTCAAATTGACTGAACATACTGATCATAGAGTTAAAGGCCGTGCTAAAGCTTTAGGTATGCGTCCAAGTGAGTGGTCAGGTGCAAGTGGTGTTCGTGTAAAGTTAAAAAACTTAATGGATAAAAAATCCACAGATGGTTTTGTACCAGAAGGTATGGATATTATAAAATATACAACAAGTAAGATTGAAGCTCACGAAAAAGAAAAATCAACTTCTAATCTAGATGTTAAAGTCCTCACCACAATATATGCTGGTGGTAATACATTTAGTGGTTGGGATTATATAGTGAGGTGGTTACATGATCCTAAAAATAAAAGAAGACGGTTGCATGGAGATTTTATGCACGGTATGGAGGGTATACAAAGATATGTCGATGCTTGGCCAGCAAAACAATTAGATATAGTACCACTAATTGAAAAAATGTTTGCCGATTATGTTATATCCATAGACAAAAAGGGAAATAAAATAACAAAAAAAGGTCATTTTACATGGGATATGATGGATCGTTTTGAAACAAAAAAGAATAAGATACATGATCAAAAAGCTGCTTGAGGATCATATCAAAAACAACGTACCCGATAGTGAGATTGCCGTCTTGCTGTCGGGTGGTGTTGATTCTGTAAGTGTTGGTCTTGCAGCTGAAAGTGCTGGTAAAGAAGTTCATGCATATAGTTTTTATCTAAACGGCGCACCCTCTTATGATTTTATAAAGGCCGCTGAGGTTGCACACAAAAGAAACTGGAACTTCACTCCCATAGTTGTTCCTACAGAAAATCTTATAGAAGATTGGCACAGACTCGTTAAATTAACTTGCAGAAAGAAGACTCATTTTGAGTGTGTCTTTCCATTTCTATATGTCTATCCAGAGATAGAGGAGAAATATGTTTTGACAGGTTGGGGTGCAGATGGTTACTTTGGGCCCAGTAAAAAAGCAATGATGCGATATTCTAGTTATCAAAAGAAAAGAAACTATGTAGCATACTGTAAAGAACACAATCAGAAAAGATTAAACTGGAATGAGTTTCGATTGGCATACTTGGATGGTGATTGTGCTGGTCTAAAAGAACATACTAATCTAGCCACCAAACATAATAAAATTCATGTAACACCTTATCTAGATACAGATGTAAGAGAACTACTGATGAGTAAGAGTTACGAAGAGTTAAACAAACCTAAACAAAAACATTTTATCAGAAGGGACTTTACAGAACTTAAAAAGTTTGGTACAATAAGACCACATCAAAATTTACACTTGAACGCTGGTGTGGATAAGCTATTTGAAACTCTGCTAAATAATCCAGAGATTAATTTTAAAGGTAGGAAAAGAATGATGGACATTTGTAGAGATTGGAGCAATGGTGTACTTCCCATATAAATTACAAGACGTATATGATGCGTCTGCACAGAATAAATTTAAAGTCATATCAACATTTGCTGGTGGAGGCGGTTCTTCTACTGGGTATCGTCTTGCAGGCGGCAAAGTACTCTGTATTAATGAGTTTGTCGAAGAGGCACAACGAACATATGCAGAAAACTATCCAGACACTATTATACTGCCTGGCGATATCAAGGAGTTGACAGGAAAAGACTTTCTTGATGCAACTGGTGTTGGTGTAGGTGAACTTGATATATTGGATGGTTCACCGCCTTGTTCTGCCTTTTCTGTTGCAGGCAAACTGTCTCATAATGTACATGAGGAAGAACGTGTTGACCTGTTTGGTAATGTGACCATAGAGAAGGTGGCTGGTAAGCACTCTGATGGTTGGGGTCAGACTAAAAATTATTCTGATGGTAAGATGGTCGAGAACATAGAAGACCTGTTCTTTGAGTTTCTGCGTGTTGCAAATGACATCAAACCCAA